TCGATGCCGGTAAAGCCATGGTCGATTGGGTGATGGATCTGCTGGGGCCGGTCGAGGCCAGCAACGAACAGTGGGCCAGCTGGGGCGAGACCGTTGGCGGCGCTGTCGCTGGCGCCATTCTCACCGTGCTCGATGTCGGGCGCTCGGTTGTCGACTTTTTTGCCAATGCCCCCTCGGTAATTATGGCGGCGGTCGGCGACATGGTCGGGCTGGGCGGGCAGATCATGCAAATGATCTGGGATGGCATCGTGGCCAAGTTCGATGAAATGCTGGCCTGGTTTGACACCTGGCCAAAGCTAATCCTCGACGCGATCGGCAAGATCGACCTTACGAGCCTGTTCGTCGGCAATTTGCCGAGTTGGATGACGGGGCAACAGATCACGGCGCCGGTCCAGGGCAATGGAGGGCACACAATCTATCCGGTCGGTCAGGCACCGGGCATCGACGGCGCAAAAGCTGCGGGCGGTTCGATCGTGGGTGGCAAAACCTATCTGGTGGGCGAATACGGCCCTGAATTGGTGACGCCTGGCCGCAATGGCTATGTGCACACCGCTGGCGCCACTGCTGGCATGCTCGGCGCCGGCGCCGGCGCTGCCCCCTCGATCTCGATCGGCGACATCATTGTGCAGGGCGCCCAGGATCCCGAGCGCACGGCCGAGATCGTTCTGGCCAAACTGCAGCAGCGGCTCGCCGATGCGATGGGCGGGATCTATGCCGACACTGAATTTGCAGGGTAAATCATGCTGTATCAGATCGGGCCTTTGAGCCTGGACACAAAGCCATTTAATGCCGAGACCTTTACCCGAAACACCGGGGCAGATCTTGCGGTCAAGGCCGTTATGGGCGGGCGCCAGGCGCGCGAGTTCATGGGCGAGGCAGATGAGACCATCAGCCTGTCAGGGCAGTTGCTGCCCACCAAGCTGGGCGGCCTGACTGAGCTAGAGCTGGCACAAGGTCTGTCCACCTCGGGCACCAAGGTGCCGGTGATGCGCGGTGATGGCCGCATGCTGGGCTGGTTTGCGATCGAGAAAGTCAGCGAGCAGCACAGCGATCTCACCCGCCTGGGCGTGGGCTTTGTCGTTCGTTACACGCTCGACCTGGTCAAGGTCGATACCGATGGCGCTGTGGGTGGCGATCAGGCCGGTGGCCTGGTCGGCATGCTGCTCAATCTGTTCGAGGTGCTGTAATGATCTCTGTCACGGTTCAACGCGACGGCACCACGCTGGATCTGCTGCTCTGGCGCCAGCACGGCATGGCCGGCTCGGCACTGCTTGAGCAGACCCTTGACGCCAATCCTGGGCTGGCAGGGCTCGGCGCCGAGCTGCCGCTGGGCACCGAGGTCAATCTGCCCGATGCGCCGGCGCCGGTGCGCAGCCAGCAGGTCAAGGTGATCGACCTATTTGGGGAATCGTAAATGCCTTGGAAAGTTGACTGGCAGGTGATCCTGGGCGGGCAGGATCTGACCACGGCCTGGGCCTCGGTGCTGATCGACATCTCGATCAATGACAAGGCGGGCGAGGCGTCCGACACCTGCGATCTCACGCTCGACGATAGTGAGGGGCAGCTGCGCCTGCCATCCAAGCGCACCCCGATCGAGGTGATCCTAGAGGGCGCCAAGGTCTTTTCGGGCTTTGTTGAAAAGCCGCTATCGACCGGCGATCGCTCAAGCGGCCGGCTGCTCAAAATCAAGGCCAAGGGTTTTGATACGGGCGGCAAGGCCAAGCAGCCCCAGCACTTCCACCTCGATGATGCGGATCTGGGCACCTATCTGGGCAAGCTGGCAGATGAGGCAGGGCTGGGCATCAAGGTGGATCCCGCGTTTGCCGGGATCTCGCAAGACTATTGGGCGAGCGATGGCGAAAGCCTGATTGCAGTTGGCGAGCGCCTGGCGCGCAAGCTGGGCGGCACATTCAAGATCCGCGGTGACCAGGCGGTTTTGGCCAAGCGCGGCACTGGCCTGACGCCCAATGGCGCGGCGCTGCCCCAGGTGGTGGCCGCTTTCCCTGGCAATCTGGAAAAATGGAACATCACGCCCAAGGATCCGCGATCGCAGTTTGCGAGTGGCCAAGCGCGCTGGTTTGATCGCCAATCATCGAGTTTCAAAAGCACCGAGCTGGATTTTGGCAACGCCCAGGGCGAGGCCACAAATGTGATCCGCTCGATCGTGGCCGATGAGGCCGAGGCTGATGCCGTTCTCGATGCGCGCAAACGTGATGGTGAGCGCGATGCCGGCAGCGGTTCGGTGGACCTGGATCTAACGGTGGGCGCTGTGGTCGAGGGCACCTGTCTGGTCAAGGGCACGCGCGCCGGCGTTGACGGCGTCTATGTGATCGACGGTGTCAAGCATAGCGCCAGCCGATCTGGCGGATCCAAAACCACGCTGGATCTCAAGCAGCCCGGTGGTGGTGCCGGCAGCGACACTCGCAAGCCGGGCGCCCAGACCAGCCCGGCAGAGTTTGCGCTGCCGACGCACGAAACGCTGGGCTGACCCAGCCATCAACACCCAGACCATGGCCCGCTCGCGCGGGCCTTTTTTTTACCAAAGAACGGAGATCACTATGGCCCTGCGGAAGGTCACAAAACTGCTTGTCGTGCACGTCACAGCCACCCGGCCGAGCCTGGACATTGGCGCGGCCGAGGTGCGCGCGATGCACCTGGCGCTCGGCTGGTCAGACATTGGCTATAACGAAATTATCCGGCGCGATGGGCAGCTCGAAAATGGACGGGGCGTTGGCGCGGTTGGCGCCCATGTCGCCGGTTTCAACTCGATCGCCTATGGCATCAGCCTGGTGGGCGGTCTCGATGCCAATGGCCGGCCGGAACACAACGCCACGGCCGCGCAGATGGAAACGCTGCAGCGCCGGCTGGGTGAGGTTGGCGCGCTCTACCCTGGCGCCGGCGTTTGCGGACATCGGGATCTGTCGCCAGACCGCAATGGCAATGGCGTGATCGAGGCGGCAGAACATATCAAGGCATGCCCTTGCTTTGATGCCATTCCCTGGGCGGCCAGCGTCGGCCTGCCTGCAGCTGACATTAAAGGCAATTGGGGCGAGGTGTTCACCGTCCCGGCCGCCAATGATGCAAGCGAGACCAAGGTGGCTGGCCCAGATGCCCGGCTGATCTATCTGCAGAAGCTGCTGGCGCGTGCTGGTCTGCAGTTTGGCCCGATCGATGGCATTGTCGGCGACAAGACTGCTGCAGCCTTGCGGCTTTACCAGGGCTGGCATGATCTGCCGCAATCGGGCGCATTTGACCCGGCGACGGTCAAGGCGCTGCGCACGGCCTTTGAGAAGGGTGCCGCCTGATGGGCGGCATCAGCACCGGCATGGCGATCGGGGCGGTTTTGGCCGCCCTGGTCGGCGGCGGCGCCGGCTGGATGGCGCGTGGCCTGGTGGTCGACCACATCGAGATCCCGCGCATCATCGAGCAGCAGGTGGAGATCTGCACCCTGACCACCGAGGCAGTCGCGGCGAAGGCCACGCGCGATGAGCAGCTGCGCCAATTCCAGATTGGCGAGCGCGCCACGCAAACATTCATCGAGCAAAGCCAGCTGGCTGCAGACGACGCCCAGGCGGCGCGCGATCTGCTTGAAATGGAGATCAAAGAAAATGAGCAGCGACGGCATGGCCAGGCTGGTGAGGGTAGGCTCGATTGCGGGCTCGATGCTGCTGATCTTGAGCTGCTGGGGGTGCGCACCGAACAAGACGGCGCTCTATCAGGCGGCGGCCGAGCAAGGGCGCGCCCAGACTAAAATCATTCTGCCGGCGCTGCCGGCAGATCTGCGCGCCACCTATCCGCATGCGGCTGCGGAATTGGGCGCAAATCCGGTGAGTGTTCTGGCACGCGAGCGTGCGCAGCTTGATCAGGCCAATGGCGCGATCAAGCGCATGGGCGCTTTTTATGATGACGTGCGATCGGGCATGAAGGGGCAATAGATGGATCCGAATTTCAGCTGGCTTAACTCGCCAATCACCAAGCTCGCCCTGGCGGGGGCGCTCGGTGGTGTGGTGCGCTGGGCAACGCTCAAGCAACCGCCTTTCGACGGGCTGATCAGTGTGGTGGTCGGCTGTATTTGCGCCATCTATGTCGGGCCTGCGATTAATCCGATCATGCGCCCGGTGATCGACCTGGCCGGCATCGATCTGGAAGCGGCCCAGGGTCTGGGCGGGTTCCTGGTCGGCATCGGCGGCATCTTGGTTTCCGGATTTTTTCTCGATCTCTGGCAGCTGCGCCGGCGCCTGCTAAAGCAGGGGGGCAGCACAGATGGCCCGAAATAGAGAAATGGAGTTGGAGGCAGCGTCACGACTTGCGCGCGTACAGGCGAGACATCGCTTACTAGCAGTTATCAAGATCGCTCTAATTATAACGGTCACAATGCTGGCCAGCTTGATCGCCAGTGGCCACAAGCTGTCGCCTGAGTATACGCGCTATCACTGGTGCCAGATCTCAGAGAAAAAGTAGGGGGTCCCCACTGGCTCTGTCCTAAGAGCAAGTCAGTCAGATTTTGGATCTCCCGCCATTAGTCGAACCAACTCTGTAGAATTTCGGACGCCGACTTTGAGCATTATGTTTGCGCGATGTACCTCAACAGTTCTGTTGCTGATCCCCAAACTGCGTCCAATCTGTTTGTTTGAATATCCTTCGTAAAACAGATCGGCTACCTGTACTTCCCTTTTCGTCAATTCGCGCGAAATTCTCCGCCTATGTTCATTCTCAAAATCAATATGGCTTGCGGTATCTGTTTTCAATCTATTCGCCTCCATAAAGACGATTCATATGTAGTATAACCTAGGAACAAGTACTTTTGGATAGGGTATTCCCGTACCAACATATTGATGGCGTATCGCAAGGGCTTTTATGGATTGGCAAGGAGCTGTGGTTGACTTGAACGGCGGCGGGTAGGGGCCTCAATGGCGGCTTCCGACCCCGTTTCTGTCGCTCGAGCACAAGTCTCAAAGTCCCAAATGCTGCCATTGGGCGATTATATCTCTGCAACAAAGGTGCAAACTGGTTCGGGTTCGGGCGAATTTTGACGGTGCTAATTCATGCCGGTAGAACTCGAAATATCCCGCCGGTGACCTGGGAATGATAGGAGAATTGTTCAATGGGCTATGAAATGCCAATGGGCTATTGGCTCAAGGGTGAGCGTGACGGATACCTATGCATTGGTTTTGAATTCGCGGGACATTGCGGCGGGGAGTGCGAAATATTTCTTCCAGAGTACAAAATTAGAAAATTCTGTTCGAACGAAGAATGGCGCGCTGGAACAGTAAGCAGGTTTCGTAGGATTGTTTTTCTAGCTGCTCCGGAGTTGAACGTTCCTATCCCACTGGAAGAAAGATCCAAAAGTGGCATTGTGCCCGATGACTGGGAATAGGTCAGTGGACTGCCCGCGGCGCCAGCTAGATCGCCAATGGAGTGCTGCAACAGCTTTGACCGAAAACTGATGACGTCGCAGACGTCCGGTTTCAACCACCGGCCCCCAAAACCGGACTGTCCGCACCCCACTCCGAAGCTGCCAGTCGGATATGGCCCCACATCTGGTCGGTCGACGAACTGACACGGTTGCCTAAGTGCGGACATGGTGGGATCGTCCGACCAACGACTAAATCGGTCTAGGAGGTGGACCGACGATCCCTGATCAAACCGAGCCACCCGCTAAGAAGAATAGCGGATGCATTTGATTTCGTTTTAGCCGCGAAGCAGGCGCGGTTTGTGTGCACCGGTCGCTACAAAAAGGTCTGTAGACGGTAAAATTGCACCTAGTTTGGCAATCAACGAGGAATGTTCCTCTCCTACTGGTCGCGCATGACTAGCGGGAGCGACTATCTTGGATCGTCTTTATGGAAAATTCCTCGCTGCGGGCTACCCACCAAAGCAGCGCGCTTGGCTGCGTAGGCACAGACTGGCCATTATCGTCCTGATGGCAATAGGTGCTTGGGCGCTTTTTCTCGGCGCCGGATGGGCTGTTTTGCAGGTGTTCTTCTGACGGGAGGCGTGGGCCTTAGTCAGCAAACGGCCACTTCCTGCTACGTCCGCTTGTCAAAGCATCGACTGTGCTGAGGGTTACGATAAGCGGCAAAAGGAACAGCCACATGGCTGCGATCTGAAAAGAGCGGATGCTGAACATGGATGAGCCTCGGACGGTGTAAGGAACCGAGATGGTGCTTGCCAATCTCGTGGGCGTTCCAGGCGTTCGCCAGGCTCATTCGGGCATTTAGCGCAATTGGATGATGTTGACGATACTAGGCTTTTGTTAACCTTACTGTAGCTGCGTCTAGTCAGCGCAACGATGGTGCCGGGAGGCCAGCATGGGCAGTGGTCGTGGCCGAGCGCTCGGGAAACAGGGTTCTGCTCTGGTGTTGCCAGACCCCAAGTCACCGAATGGTGGTACGGTTACGATCAGCATTGGCGTGGCGTTGGCGAAGGCGGAAATTAGTGACCTTCGTTCTTATCTTGTGCAGAAGCACACACGGCTCCCTATGCCGCCAAGGCAGAGGGACGGAACCGCGTAGTTCTCCATTGCCACACACTCGGCATCTGGCCGGCGCCGGCTCGCCAAGGGGGGGGCTTGATCCCCGTACAACCGACTTGCGGCTACTGCCCAGTCCGTTTTGGGGCTTAAGTTCGATTATCTCGCTCTTGATCGCGTAGCAGCGCTCTAACCGTATCGGCGCGAATGTCGGCCAATTCCTCTGGGCGTTTGGTCTCAGGGATCGAATCCAGGTGTTTCAGCACACGCCGCAATCGAGAAATTTCTCCCGCACTGTAGTGATTCCTGCCGAATAATTGGTCCATTCCAAGCCCCTGGCTATTCAATGCAGCGGAACGTCGAGGCAACAAAAGTGTCCCACTTTTTGCGACTTGGGAATAGGTGGGACAGAATGGAAGAAAAAACCGAGTAAAATCAATGGCAGCTGAGTGCTGGTGGCGATCCCGGCAGGACTCGAACCTGCGACCAACAGCTTAGAAGGCTGCTGCTCTATCCAGCTGAGCTACGGGACCTGGACCAGACCGGTTTCATGTAGCGGATTCTGAGGCAAAGGGAAGACCGCAGCCCAATCCTATTGTGTTTGTACCGACGTGCTGGCCGACACGA